CACGCTCCATGATTTGGCGCACAACTGCACGCTGGTGGATTGTGTCGCCGAGGCCAAGCATTCCTTGAATCAGCATATATCCGCCTTGCTATTGCCCGTCAGTCAAGCCGTCGATGCAGCGGAGGCGCCATTCTTTGCGCCCGGTTACGTCAGTCTCGATGCCCTGGATGTTGTAGACGCGGCCATCCCACAGGATGCGCCAGGTCGGTAGCAGTCCGGGGAACCATCGCAGATTGATGCGCGCGGATGTCTCGGCCTGGGTTGTGCCGGATTCGCGGAACTCGCGGCCGGGTCCGGTCAGCACTTCGGCCGGCACTTCGTCAAGCTCGGTATCGGAGTCGAGAAAAACATTCTGCCAGCTGTGCGTTTCTTCGCCGGTCACGGGATCTTGCGCCGTGACCTGCTCTTGGATGGCGACGCGGTGTCGCAGGCGCTGGGTAAGCATTAGATGCCCATCTGCGTGCGGTACGGTTGTAGTTTGACTTCGGCAGCGCGGCGGAGTGTCTCAATGTCGCCTGGCGCGGCCTCATAGTCGATTTTGACCAGGATCACCACGGCGGTGAACACAGACGGGGCAATCGGATCTTCGCTCGATGGGATTTCTTCGCTACTGACCTCTTCCGGGTAGTCCAGCGGCAGGGTCGGGAGTTGCGTGCGGTTGAGAAAGCGAAGGGCTTCGTCTTCTGCGGAGTCCAGCAGGTTCTGCAATAGCGCATCGTCCGCCGAATGGATGACGCGGAGCGCTGCTTTGACATCCGCCAGGGCGATTACGCTCACAACAGCACCTCTTCCAGTGATCGGCGCGGGAACATCCCGAGCGCTGTTTGTCTGCTGCAATTGATGATCTCGACGTTGCGCAGATCATCGGCCAGTTTTTGAAACTGCCTAGGCCACTTCGGCATGCTGCCAGCGTTGCCCAGTCCTGCCGGGTGGTCGCCGTGCCAGTGTGGCTTGCCGTCGGTCTTGGCGCAGTCATAGCCCAGCATGATTACCCGCCTCGCCCCCCACTTCGCAGCCAGGGCAATCGCCGCGGCGCCGGAGTTTCCGTAGGCCGGCATCTTCACGTGTATCGCGTGCCTGAGCTTGTCGAGCTGTGATACCCGCTCGCCCTGGAACTCGGTCAGGACTTCGGCCATGTACCGATCCCACCACGCCCGATCCATGGCATACAGCGCGTCAGCCCACGGGGCCATCTTGAAGCTGGTGTTGACGACTATTACGCCCCGGTCTGCTTGCGCGGACGCCCACGCTTTGACGGATGCGCAGTCTTGCTTTGTGAGACTTGGGCCGCTGGCGATGCATACGACTTCTCGCCAGCGTCCGCAAAAGGGGCCTTCAGTTCCTCCGGGTCCGGCATCATGCGCGTTTCACGCACAAGCCCGCCCCGTGACAATTCGTTGATATAGGCGTCTTCGCCTATAATCGTCTGGCCTGTCTTGACATGCTCTTTGATGTCAGAGCGCAAAAAACAACGATTGGTTACTGCTGCTTTCATCGATCACCCCAAAAGGAGAAGCCGGGGCCGAAGCCCCGGCTTGCTCTTAGCTCGCGCCGCTCAGGTTGCCGTGAACGAACGCGAGAGGCCGCTTGACCGCCAGCGCCAGACGCTCTTCGAACATGATGCTTACCATGTTCTTAATGAAGTCGTCCTCGTTCTCGGTGCTGATGAACATCGATGCCGTCATGCGGTCATAGATGGTCGCAGCAGTCGCAAACGCGCCCACCATGAACTCGCCAGCAGGCAGCGCGTCCGACTCGACAACAGGCAGACCCCAGAGACGGGCAGGAGCCCCGGTGGTCGCCATCGAGAACAGGTAGCGCAGCTCGCCATCCTTGAGCAGCTCGATTGCAGCCCAGTCGGCCGGATTCATCACGATACCGGTCGCGCCGTAGAACGACTGACGAACCTGCAAGATCGCGCGGCGAACCACGTCTACCTGCTGATCGCCGGACTGAGTTGCGGCCGGGTTGTAGGCGGTCGCCTGCGGGATCAGACCCAGCAGATTCACGCCAGTGCCGTCGCCGGCCATCAACTGGTCTTCCTCGACCTGACGCAGCATCTCGAAGCCTTCGATGTTGATCTCGGCCTGCAAGCGCTTGAAGTCCTGCAAGACTTCCGAAGAGGTCTTGAAGTAGTGGGCGACTTTGCGTACCGCGGTTTCCTTGCGGTCGTAGGTCAGTTCAGACTTCGGCTTCAACCCGGTTTCCGAAACCATGTCGGCGTTGTTGGTGCGGACGTTGGTCTGCACCCACTCGATCAGGTTGCTGTCAACCGGCACGGTCGGGATCAGGCTGCGCAACATGCGCGGGCGGTACGGATCCGAAACCAGCTCGGGATCGCGGAACGACCAGATGCCGTCACCAGCAGACGCAGCAGTCGATGTTATGTCCTTCAACTCGAACGAGCCGGACTGGCCCTTGTGGCGCTTCTTGGCGGCAAACTCCTTCAGCACTTCGGATCCGACGAACATCTCGCCAAGGGTTTTCTTGGCCTCCGGCTCACCGCCACCGCGAACAGACTTCTGCTCGACTGCGGCCAGGCGGGCTTCCAGCTCTTCGCCCTTCTTGCCGAGTTCGACGATTTCAGTCTTGGTCGATTCCAGAACTTGGCCATGTTCCTTGATGTCGGTTTCGGTCTTGGCAATTGCCGTGGTCAACTCTTGCGAGTGGCCCTTGAGTGCCTCGAGCACGACATCTTTAACGCTCGGCTCGCCTACCTCACCGCGCTGCATCGACGTGCGAGGCGCGGCATAGCCGGCCGGGGCGCGCTCTGCGAGCATTGCGACGATGGCGATGGTTGCGACGGACGCACCCAACGACATCAGGCTGACACCCATCAGCATCGGGATCGATGCGGCGAGTGCGATAGCCAACAGCACGAAGGCTGCGGACAGTTTGAACTTACCCATGATCTTTCTCCTATTCGCCCAAACGCGGGGCAGATTTGATAGCCGCCAGGATGGCCGCCAGTTCATCACTCGCCGTTGCGTCGGACTCGCTCCGAAGCAGATGCGCAAGACCCTTGCCGGCGATGGCCGTGGCTTGCGTTTTCGAAAAGCCTGCCTCGCGCAGGAACCTTTCAAATTCTTTCAGTGTCGGCATTTCGCCGGCAACTATAGCATTTTTCACGCTGTCTACAGTTGACAGCGTGTTCGCTGGGAAGGTGACAATCGATCCTTCCCACAGCTTCAGTTCGGTCAGCTTGCGCGAGCGGCTCAACTTGTCCATCTCGTCAGCAATAGTCTCAAAGCCAATCGACATCCCATCGATGACTTTGTGCTTCATGAGCGCGTGCGCCTCTCTGGCGCGCTGGACGTCGGCGACCAAGAGCACCCCCTCGACATAAAGCCCCTTTTCATCCTGCTGCATGAGGGTGAACGGGCCGACGGGCTCATAACTGCGATGCTGCCACAGGACAGGGGGGAGGCGACCTTTGGCGGTCCACTCGGCCAGGGTCTTCGTGAATGCGCCAGGCATCACAATCTCTTGGTAGGAATCGACGTTATTGAAAACCGACAGATAGCCGGAGAACTCGCCGGTTTCCTGAACCTCTTTAACCTCAAGAGGAAACGTCTTGTATTCCATCTTCATTGCTCGCCCTCTTTGAGCCAGTGCATTAGCGCCGCGCGGACGGCCTGCGATTCGGTCCCTGCGCCCAGCATTGCCAATGGCGCGAGGTTGGTTTGAGCAGTATAAATGTTTCCGCCTTCAATTGCAGTCAGGTTTTCCAGGCGACGGACTTCGTTGCGCGACATCCACCCGTTCTGCAGGGCGGTCGAATAGAAGTTCGTGCGGGCGGTCGTGTCGGCGCGCAGAAGGCCGTCAACCGTGAATTCAGCGTAGTATCGCATTTGCTCGACCGGGGAAAGCAGGCTATCCCAGATCGCCTGCTCGATGCGCTTGAGCCATGGGCGCAGGCCGTACTGGAGGAACCACAGGTTCAGCTGCTCGGAGGAACTGGCCCAGCTCGACGCCTTGTCGGTCGCGCCGATCATGGATGGCGGAACGCCAAACCAGCGGCAGACCTCCTCGATGGAGAACACTCGGGATTCCAGTAGCTGCGCGTCGGTTGGGTTGATGCCGATAGTCTCGGCCTTCATACCGCCCTCAAGGACGGCAGGCTTGCCAGCGTTCATGGCGCCGCTGATGGCGTCAACGCTCAATCGGAAGTCGGCGCGCTGCTCAGGTTTCAACACTCGGTCGATGGTGAATGCGACGGTCTGCGACAGGCCATTCTTGAACGTGCCATTGGCGGCAGAGTTGCCAGCCAATGCAGATCCGAACACCTCGACGCCGTATTTGATGACGGACATCCCGAAGCGGCCATTCAGGCTGAAGCCAGGGACGTGGAAAATATCGTCCTCGGGAATAATCCGCTGCTTGCCGTCGATCTCGGTATAACGGTATTCGATCTCACCGTTGAGTCGGCGGCACCATGTCAGGCGCTCAGAGCACAGGAACTCAAGCGCTACGATCCGGCCGGCGATGCGCTTTTTCTCGGCGAACCCGTTGCCGTGCAACAGAGCGTTGCCGATGATCGACTCCCAAAACATGACAGCCGTCATGTCGGCGCTGGGCTTCGAGTGGATCAGGCGGGCAACCGGGAGGTTATCAGCCAGGCGGCGACTACCATCCGGCAGGCGTTCGTACAGTCCAACCGGCAGAGTAGCGATGGTCTGCGCCACCAGCCGGGTGCAGGCCCACACGGATGACAGGGTAAGCGCCTTGTCCGAGCTGACGGTTATCCCAGCCTCTGACTCGCGGCCGTACCATTGCGCCCAGTGATCGGCGTCGGCGAAACCGAAGCCAAGCCAATTCAAGATTGCCGATTTGATCTTGCCGGGCTTCTGGTCTTTGGTCTTCATCCGATTATCGGGGCCTTTATGAAGTCGGCAAAATCGCCATCGTCGGTTCCTGCGGTCATGATGCCGACAGCCATCAACAGCGCAGCCATGTCATCGATCTTGTCCGCCGATCTCTTCTTGTCTGGCGCCATGTTCAGGTTCACGTCGCGCCTGGCTACCACGTTGGACGCGCACCAGTTGAGGAATGGGTCGCCACCGTGCGCCAGTTTACCCGCAATATA